CACTTTACCACCTTTGGAACATCCGCTCGGAAGACCTCCAAGTAAGTATGGTCCCGGAGTCCGTATCCCTTATCGTACACCTGGCGAGATCCGTTGGGCAAACACACCTCCATTTGATGGCGGTAATGTGGAAGTCCGCAGATATATACAGGAATTATTCGACCGCTATATGGGAAATAATGCCCCAGGGGTTGATCCTGTGGAAGCACAGAATAAACAACAGGCCACGATCAATAAGGTATTTAATCACCTGAAGTATGTGATCGACCAAGTATGGACTCTGTATCAGCAGTACGGACCCGATGCAGAGTATTTCCGCGTTACCGGAATGCAGGATGTACAGAAGTTCAGCAAAGGAAGACCCGGAGAGAGATTCGATTTTTACTTACAGTTCGATGTGGCGACACAAGATCCAAAGCAAATGCTTGAGCGCGTGAAAGCGATTGCCGAGCTTGCTCCTGCACTCGACAGATCAGGCACGCTTGATACTGAGAAACTTTTACAACTTGCAGTAGGACAGATCATGCCTGGTGCATCCGAGAAAATCATCATACCCAAAGAGACTGCATCTCAGAAAGCGGTTGATGAGGAAAGACAGACAATAGCGGAGTTAGTGGCAGGAGTACCTCCGAATGTCCGTCCACAGGATGCCCATGAAATGAAGATGCAAGTATTTCAACAATGGTTATCACAGCCTGATATTCAACAGAAGGCACAGCAAGATCCGGCATTGCAGGAGCGTATTCAGAACTACATGCAACAGCGTCAGATGCAGATCACACAGAAGCAAAATGCTCAGATCGGCAGACTCGGTGCGGCACCTACGCAATTCGGACAAACCGCTCAGACAGAAGCGGCATAGAAAGGGACATATATTATGCCAATGGTAGGTAAGAAAAAATTCGGTTACGGCACAAAGGGTAAAGCGGCGGCTAAAGCTTATGCGAAGAAGACCGGAAAGAAGATGGTCAAACGCAAGAAGAAGTGAGTATCACTTATCGCAATGAGCGATTTTCAGGATATAACAAACCTAAGCGAACTCCTGGAAAGTCTAAAAAGTTTGCCGTACTTGCCAAGGAGGGTGACAAGGTACGCCTTGTTAGATTCGGAGATCCTAATATGCGAATACGAAAATCCGAACCCGCACGGCGTAAATCCTTCCGAGCAAGACATAAGTGCGATGAAAAGAAGTCTAAATTAAGCGCCGGATATTGGTCTTGTAAGAAATGGTAGCGAAGAAAAAGACGAAGTCCCGCGTGAACGAGGCGGGCAACTACACAAAGCCCACCATGCGTAAGAGGTTATTTGAGAAGATCAAGCGTGGATCAAAGGGCGGTAGAGCGGGCCAATGGTCAGCACGCAAGGCACAAATGCTCGCAAAAGAATACAAGGCGAAAGGCGGAGGATACCGCTAATGCCACTCAAGAAGTCACAGAAGTCCCTGAAGCGATGGACAAAACAGAAGTGGCGCACCGCATCAGGCAAGAAGTCATCCGAGACAGGCGAGGTCTATGCACCCGCCAAAACAATTAAGAAGCTTAAAAGCTCAAAAGCGGGTAGAGCAAAACTTGCGGCGGCAAACAGAAAGAAGAGAGCCGCAACTAGCAAAGGTAAGCAATACGCCAAGCACGGTCTGCACAAAGGTAAGAAGAGATGAGAAGATGTCTCATTTGCAAAAGGAGATGTATTGGATCGTACTGCTCACGATGTTCTTCATCGAGCGAGATGTAATCCTGGACACTATGTTTGTAGTCCTGAATCTGATTTACGAAAACTTTAAATGAGCAAAACAAATCACGAACTCAACCATGAAGACACGATTAGAGCGCTGTCCGCTCTCAAGAACGACCCTAACTTCAGACAATATATTGCAATGCGTGAAAGTATGCGTGAAGAAACTATCCGGGCGTTGCAGACTCCGGAGATCATTGCAGACACAAACAGACACTTTTACATCACGGGAAAACTCGAAGCAATAGACGAGGAGTTGGATACATTTTACAAGCTTTAGCTCATCCCAAGGAGTGACTTGCCCTCTGCGTCTAGGGGTGGCGCAGGGGGTTTTTCTTGCCATTGTCAAGACAATATACTACATTTTGCTACACTAGGCTACAGCCTTGAATAACTATGGAAACATTAACCGAAGAGGTTATCTCGGAGTCCTCTGAAAATTCCGTGAACACACAAACGCCCGTGGATGGCAATGTATCAATGGCAGAGTTTGCTGATCAATTATTGAGAAACAAACAAACCCAAGATGCGGAACCTGAAGCAAGCACCGAGGAGACGGACGAACCCGCTGAAGAAACTGCGGAGCCTACGGAAGTCGCTGAGGATACACAGTCTGCTGAAGATGTGGAAACGGAGGATGATTCATCGCCGCCCCCACAACCTTCGGATGTTCTTTCAAAGTATAATATCGACCTAGACAATCTGTCCGAAGAGGAAAGTCGCGAACTCGCAAAATCGCTGAACGCATCTGCGGTTAAACGGTTTGGTAGACTTACCGCTCAGAAGAAAGCACTACTTGCGGAAAACGCTGAACTGCAAGCGCAAGCGGAGCAGGCACAGCAAACGCAAACTAGCGAAACTCCTGAGTTCCTCAAAGACAATGCTCTGCACAATGTTGCTGATGAGCAGGCACTCATGAAGGAAGTTGAGAATTTAAACACTCTTGTCGAGTGGGCAGAGGATGGGATGGAAAACGAGACCCAATATGACGATGACGGAAATGAGTATGTTCTAAAGGATGGTGACAAAACTTACACCAAAGCCGATTTGCGGAGAATACGATCCAATGCGAAGAAGATAATTCGCAAGGATGCCCCCGCAAGACAGGCATGGATTAAGGAGCGTCAGGCATCTGATCAGCAAGCGATCCAAACCTTCCAATTCTTAGGAGAACCGGAGAGCGATGACTACAAGTTATTCATGCAGGTGAAGGGTAACAAGATGTACAAACCATTGGTCGATCATTTACCAAACTCTAACTTCGCCCTGGCACTCATGGTGGAGGGATTGAATGCGGTAAAGGCGAAACAGGAGCAGGCGGCAAAACCGCCACCCAAACCCAAAGCACCCGTGGCATCCACGGAAGCAGGAACGGCAAGGGCAAAGACTCCTCAATCAAGCAAGCTGAAGGCTGTGGAAGCGGCGAAGAAGAAATACGAAGCTTCCGGGTCAATGGCAGACTATCAACAATATTTAAAACTTAGAAAATCTTAGGAGGAAAATAAAAATGGCTAAAGCCGCTTCTTATTCAACCGCCGGGAACCGTGAGGACTTAACTGATGTTCTTACAATCCTGGAACCCGAATCTACGCCATTCGTAAGTATGGCAAAAAAAGCCGCCGCATCAGGCACATTCTTTGAAGTACAAGTCGATGACTTGGCTGTTGCTTCATTCGATGGTGTCAATGAAGGCGAAGATGTTACTAGCTTTGACAACAAAGCCGCTAACCGCGCTCGCATTGGAAACTATGTGCAGAAGTTCCGCAGATCATACGCTGTCTCGGACATACAGGAACTTGTAGACACAGCCGGAGTTGCATCCGAGTTTGCAAATTCCGAGGCTAAAGCAGTTCGCGAAATCAAGCGCGACATGGAAGCCGCTGTATGTTCAGCACAGGATCGTCAAGCAGACTCCGGAGCAGGATCACCATACAAAACCCGTGGAATGTTTAAGTTCCTTGGTCTTGGTGGTCAACCATCCGACATACCTGCCGCTTTCCAAAATGTTGCTAACGACACAACCGGAACGCAAACCGAGACAACCTTCAACAGCGTTCTTCAGGAACTCTACGAAGCCAACGGAATGCCAGGCGGACAACTCACCTTGATCGCAGGTCCAACTCTTAAGAAAGAGATTAGCGACTTTGCTCGTCAGGAAGGCACCGCTACTGCATTATCCTTCCAAGTTACTCAGCCCGCTGAGAGCAAGAAAATAACATTATCAGTCAACTTTTACGAGGGAGACTTTGGTAATGTTGCGATTATTCCGTCAGTATTTTTGAATAGGACTTCAGGAAGTTCCACTATCGATAGTGATGCCGGACTCCTTATCGATCCTGAGTATGTGGCAATCCACACCTTGAAAGCTGAGTCTAATTCTGAGCTTGAGAATCAAGGCGGCGGAAGACGCGGATTCTGCGATGTTATCGCCGGACTCGCCTGCCACAGCCCAAAAGCTCACGGTTACTTTAACTAATCTTAAATTAGAGGAAAATAATTATGGGAAACGAATTAAGTAACAACGAAGCAGGACGCGGGTTTACTCACATCTACACCGCAACCTACGAGGACCTACAAACTATCGGCAATGGTGGTCAAGCTACCATCGCAACCATCCCTGCGGGTGGTGCCGTTGAAATGGTAGGAGTTTACGAATCCGAAGCGTTTGCAGGAACAACATCTCTTGTTATCGATGTAGGAACTTCATCCGGAGATCCTGATGAGTTTATCGATGCTCTTGATGTGGACGCAATGTCCGCTCCCGTCTTCAACACAGGTGATGCCTTCACAGGTAATCAATCACAACCTGGTGGCGGAACGAACAGCGCAACATCCATACTTCTCGAAGTTACGGATGCCGCAATCGCATCAGCTACCGCCGGAAAGATCGTCATTGGTCTACGCATCGTAGATCTCGGTCAATTCGCGTAAGCACGCATTTAGGAGGGGAGAGGTTCGCCAAGCGGACCTCTCCCTAACCTACAACTAAACGACTATGCCAAACATACTTTTACCTAAGTGGAAGAGCGGAAACGGTTCACAGTTTATGAAAAACTTGGATCGTTATTTGCGTTACGAGGTAGACCTCGAAAAGCACGAAGCATCCATGCGTGAGCAAATGGCACGCAAAGAAAACGAAGCGATGGGCGTGGCAAAGACCGAAGGACTTGGTCAGTTAAAAGCCACAATCCCCGCCAGGGAATATTTCCGTTGGCACCAATCTCATCGTGGATGTTGGTCAGACAAGAGCTTCGTAAAAGAGTTCCTTCGTGATAATCCATCTTTCAAGGCAAAGTCATTAGGCAAGCAATCATTTTCAGCACCAAGCTTTAAGCCCGCATGAGACAAGTAGCGATAAGCACAATGCTCACCAACCTACAGCACTTGGTTGGGGTGGACTCGCTACTTACCACAGAGCAGAATGCGGCTATACGGAGTTTTAACCGCTTTGGCAGATTGGCATGGGAGCGCACTAGATGGCCCGATACTATCCGCCTGGAGCAGAAAACACCTGATCTACAGGTACGCAATGTAACTGTGGGCAATGGCGGTTCAAGTTATACCTCGGCACCAACGGTATCCTTCTCAGGAGGAGGAGGTTCATCAGCCGCCGCAACTGCAACCATCGACTCGGATGGCAAGGTAAACGGAGTTGCGGTAACTAACCAAGGTACAGGATACACATCAGCACCAACCGTGGCGTTTAGTGGTGGCGGGGGAAGCGGAGCAACCGCAACCGCGACACTTATGAATGTCCTGGAGTTTGGTAATACAATAGGCGAAGTTTTGCGTGTTACCAATAATGACCCATATGATGTGGGTTTTGCAGATGAGGTGGCATTTCGTGTTGAGTTTTCATCCACAGGATCTTCCGATTTTGGGCAGGTTACGCTATTGGATCGCTCAAGCACTAAGCCTGTCTTCGTGCTATACCGCACACCATTTACAGATTACTCATCAGGCAGTTCTGACTTTCCGTATATCTTCAGCGAGTATGCGGTATACGGAGCCTACGGGGACTTC